GCCCTGCCCTCATCCAGCAGCTCTCCACCCTCGCGAAGCTCGTCTCTTCCCCAAAGCCCGCTTCCCGTGCATCCTCCCCCAAACCACCTCCCACCACCAAACGGAAGTAACCCACCATGACCACCAGCGGTACGTATAGCTTCCTGATGTCTCGGGATGACACCATCAAGGCGGCTCTGCGTCTCACCACCCGCTTCGGCGCTGGGGACACTATCCCGACTGAAGACATCGACAACTGTGCTCAGGCTCTGAACATCCTGTGCAAGGCGTTGGTGGTGGAGGGGTTGCCGCTGTGGTGTGTGCAGCAGTTGAGCGTGCCTTTTGTTGCGGGGCAGGCAGCGTATGACCTGAGCACCTTCGGCTCCGGGCTGCCTGTCCGAGTGCTGGACTGCTTCTGGCGCTCTGAGACTGGCAATGACGTGCAGCTCTCTCCGATGAGCCGCTACGACTACAACCAGCTGGGGCAAAAAACCAGTCCTGGCAACCCCAACCAGTACTACTACGACAGGCAGCTCACATCCGGCAAGCTGGTGGTGTACAACGTGCCGACAGATGCGAACAGCACTCTGCAGGTGACTGTGCAACGCCAGATCCAGGACGTGAACCTCGGGACACAGAACCTGGACTTCACGCAGGAAGCCTACCAAATGCTGAAGTGGACGCTGGCGGATGAGATTGCGCTGGAATACAGCACTCCACGGGATGTGCGGGTGGAGCTTGCGCAAAAAGCTGCCGTGTACCGCGAGAAGTTTTTCAGCGGGCCTGACGGCCAGGAAAACGCAAGCTTGAGCTTCCAGCCCACCACAGGCGGGGGTCGATGATGGCAGGCCAACAACAAAACGAAAGTGCAGATGGCGCGGGAGTGGTGATGCCGCTTGCGCATCCACTTGGCACGCGGGATGGCACGCTGAGCAAAGACGCAAAGCTGGTGAACTGCCTTGTCGAGCGCAGCGAAGCCGGGATGGAGGTGCTGAAGCGCCCTGGGATGTCCAGCTATGCAGCACACTCTGCCGCACCTGCTCAGGGACTTTTTACACTGGACTTAGCAGGGTATGGGGCAGGGGAAGAAGGGTATGGCATCTGGAACGATACTTGCTACAAGCTCAGCACAATGATTGGCTTGGCCCTTCCAAGTGTCGGGACGGCTGACCTCCCTTGTGAAACGCTCCCACACGCCGCAACCGCTACGACACTGATTAAAAATTCTGAAAGGCTGTGGTCATTCTCTGGCGGAACTTTAGCCCGTATCACTGCAAGCTCCTACCCCACTTACACTGTACCGGGCATTGCTGAACTCGACGGCACGTTCTACGTTATGGACGCGCTAGACGGCACCATCCGAGGCAGCGGCGTGCAGGATTGGACTTCCTGGGACGCGCTGAACTTCATCGGCCCGAACAAAAGCCTGGGCAAAGGCGTAGCCCTTGTCCGGCATCTGAACTACCTCGTTGGGCTGTACGATCAGGGCACTCAGTTGTTCTACGACGCCGCGAATGCGACGGGGAGCCCCTTGCTGCCTGTGGACAACGCGTCCTGGCTGACAGGGTGCGCATCTGGTCGAAGCGTGGCTCGGGTTGAGGATCTGACTGTGTTCGTTGGCAAAGGCGCTGGGAAGGGCCGCAGCGTGCAGTTGCTGTCTGGGCTGCAGTTGACACAAATCAGCGACCCATACGTCGAGCGCGTGCTCAACCGGGACAGTCTGGTCGGCGTGACCGCTTTGGGCCTGCGCGTTGCTGGCCACTCTCTTTACATCCTGAACCTCCCCGCGTCTGGAGTGAGCCTGTGCTATGACCTGACCTATCAGATGTGGACTGTCTGGCAGAGTGCCAATGCGGCATTCCGCTGCACAGCGTACCTGAACGCGAATGGGCTGGACCTCCTGCAAGACGCCTCCAACGGTAAGGTGTACAGCATCGACCCAGGCGTGTATCAGGACGATGGTGGAAGCCTGCCGGTGACAATCATCACCCCGCCGAAAAGTTGGGGTACACTGAAGCGGAAGTTCATGCCCGCGCTGTACCTCCTCGGGGATACTCAGTCCACACTGGTCAGCGTAAGCTACACCGATGACGACTACCAATCCTTCAGCACCCCTCGCACAATAGACTTGGCGACACAGCGCAAAATGCTGCAGCGGTGTGGGAGTAGTCGGAAGCGGGCTTGGAAGCTCACCCATGACGACAACACTCCGCTGAGGCTGACTGCACTTGAGCTGGAGGTGGAGGCAGGTGCTGGTGGGTGATTTGAAGGTTATTGTCGAGGATTACTAATTAGTAATCCCAATGGGAAATGCGATGGAATCTAAGACTGTTGAGGCCGTGGCGGGATTCGGGGATGTGGCATGTGTCACGGTATCCCCGGACCCATTTGCGCGTCACCACGCGGCATTCCATGCCCTCGTTGCGGCCCTCACATCCGGCCCCGTCACCCCGCAAACCACTCCACTCGAAATCCGGGCCAAGCTGCTGGCCATCCAGTCCAGCTTCCTCGCCTCCCACCCACCTGGCAGCACTACCGACACCCTGCAGCACTTCCCCAAACGCCATGTTTGGCACAAGGGAGTGGTCATCCGCAGTCTGTTCATCCCTGCAGGTCACACTGTCATTGGCCACATCCATCGGCATGCGCACTGGGTTGCGCTGCTGGAAGGTGTTGCGAGCGTGCTCACTGAAGCCGGCGGAGTGGAGTTGCTGGTGGCACCGTGGGAAGGGATTTCCCCAGCCGGAACCAAACGGTTTCTGGTCGCGCACACCGATACTGTCTGGGCCACGGAACACTTGTGTGATGCGCAAGACGAAGCCTCACTAGAGGCGTTCGCGCTTGCTCCAAGCTATACTGCGTTGGGTATGGAGGAACCTCCGCCTGACTATCCATTAATTGCTGGTGCGCAGAGCGCGCTGGAGGAAATTGCATGACATTCGGGATTGCAGGCGGCGCCATTCTTGGCGGTGTGGCCAGTGCGGCGACAAGTTCGCTGATGGGCGGGTTGTTTGGCAGTGGAGGTGGGCAGGATGCAGCTTCGGCAGCAGCCGATCCCTTCGCCTCTCAGCGCGGTCAGTACCAGGGCATGCTACAGCAACTCATGACTAGCGCGTTCAGCCCACAAGACCCTTCGTACCAGTGGAGGTTTGGGCAGGGGGAGCAGGCTATCGAGCGGAGTCTGGGGGCGAAAGGACTGCTGAACAGCGGGAATCGCCTCACCGCTCTGACCGACTACGGCCAAGGTCAAGGCGCGACTGAGTACGCGAATCAGTTTGCGCGGTTGTCGCAACTGGCAGGGGCGAACATCGGCTCCCCTGCGGCTGCTGGGCAGATCATTCAAGGGAATCAGAGCGCGGCAACCAGTGCGTTTACGGCTGTTGGGAATCAGGTCGGCAAGTCCGTTACCGGCTGGTTCAACACCCCTGCAACGTCCCAAGACTCCCTGACGCAGATCAACAACAGCGCGGGGCTTGGGGATTCGTTCCAGTCCGACATCTTCGGCGGCTCCTCATTCGCCTAAGGACCCCCTATGCCAAACATTCTCGCAAACTTCGCCCTGAACCTGGGGCGTCAAATCGAATACTCGCAGCAGCAGGAGCAGCTCCAGTCTGAGCAGCAAGCGCGGAGTGCGCTGGCGCAGCTGCGGATGCAGGAAGTCGCGGATGCGAAGGAGAAATCTGCAAATAACCAACGCGTGCAGGAAATGCGGAAGAGCCTTGGGCAGAAGATCCTGCAAGCCCAGTCCGCAGACCAGGAGAACGTGCAGTCTTTGCAGTCCGGCGCAAATGCCCTTGCTCAGTACGCCATGACACTGGAAGCTGGTGGCGATGGCGAGGGTGCCAAAGAGGCAATGCGCAATTCCACGCAGATGCGAAATCAGGCTAAGACGCTGGTGGATACGCAGCTGAAAGACCGCGCGGAGAAGGGCAAGCTCTTGTCCAGTGCGGCTTATGATGCGCAGCAGAACCCCTCTCCCGAGAACCTGAAACTTCTCGGAGAAGCCGCAGTCGCGGCAGGCGAAGACCCGACTAAAATCCCTACGCCAGGCACTCCTGAGCTGAAATCCTGGATCGACGCTCGGGTGGGCAAAGACCAAACAGTGCAGCAAAAGATCAAGATTGCTGACGACGAAGCCCAACGCAAGGCGACCAACGAACGTCTGGAGCGCTTTCACAAAGATGAAGAACGTGACAAACAGCTGCAGAGGTCGCAAACTGCAGCACACCAGGCTCGGATGGATAAACTGCAGGAGCGGGAGATTGAGCTGAAAGAGAAACGCTTGAAGTTGGAGGTTGATGGCGTGATCGGCGGGAAGAAGGGAACGGCTTCTACTGCCATGGGCTCACTGGAGCGTCGCAACGTCACCGCCCTTGTTGGGGCAGCTGAAGAGGCGACTCGCCAGCTCACCAGCATCTTTAAGATGTCTGAAAAAGCCGGGTCTGGAGCGTTCGCAGGGATGCACCCTGGGGAGGCTGTCCTCAAAGCTCTGACGTACCCAACTGCGCAGTACCTCACGACAGAGCTGCAGCAAACTTATGAGACAGCCTCGAAGGGCTTGGGTTTGGAGATCGGTCGAGTAGCGACCCTGGGTGGCGGTACTGGAGTCACACAATCGTTGGTGCGGGAACTGCAGACGATGGTGCAGGTCAATCCTGGGCAGGACAAAGGCCTTGTACCACTGTACAAGTTGGCGACTGGTGCAGCGTTTATCCGGGCACGGATGGGCGTGACCCCAGATCACCCAGACCCTAAACTGGCCAAGAAGCAAGCTGAGCAGATGAAGGTGCTGGAGAGTTTCCCCAACCCTGATGATGTGTATGAGGCTATGCTCAAGCGAGGTGATAAGGGAGGAATGCAGAAGGTGAAACGGTTAACTGACGTCGCTGCCCAAGTTCAACTGGAAGCCGCAGCGGATCCGGGGGCAACTGCCAGCCCCTCCCCACCTCCGGCGCCAGCTCCTGCCGCACCCTCGAAGCCCACTCCCCCAGTCGAGCTTCCCGACAAATACAAGCATCTGCAAAACCTCTTTACCAAGTGACCCACTATGCCTAACAGTCAACTTCCCCCACCAGAGCAAATTCTGGAAGCCCTCGACAAAGCAAACTCTCAAGGCAATGCAGCCGCAGTGCAAGAGTTGAAGCAGATGTATCTGGAGTCGCAAGCACAGTTGAAAGCGCAGAGTCCGGCACCATCACAGCCCTCGTCTGTCCCCCCGATGCACCCTAACGCACAGCCTGCAAAGGAAAAGGCTGTCCCTCTTCCGGCAGGCGCGGCCAATGCCCCTTCTGGGTTTACGCCCGAGGGCAGTTCATTCCTGAGTGTGCCTCAGCAGAAAGACGTCTGGGAGGTGTCAAAGGCAGTCGGGACTGGCACTGGCGTGGGCGCCGCGCTGGGTGCTGCGAGCCCCGAAATCATGCAGGGCGCTGGCAAAGCTTTGCAGCTGTGGGGGCCCGGGCGGGCAGCTGGGATGATGGTTGAAGATGCTGGGCGCGGGATGCGACTGCATCGAGCTTCCATGGCTGTGAATGGCGCTGTATCGGGCGCGGTGTCTGAGGCAGCTGGGCAAGCTGCAGAAGCCGGTGGAGCAGGTCCCAAGACGGCTCTGGGGGTACGAATGGCCGCTGGCGTGGCCACCCCTGCAGTCAAAGAGGGCGCGACAATGGCTGTGGCGGCGTTTATCCCCAACGCCGTCAAAAATGCGTGGGCAGCTGTGGTAAAGGTTGCTGGAACTGAGCAGAAGCTCACAGAGACGGCGGTTGCGCAAGCAAAGCGTTTGCTGTCCTCCAACCCCTTCACCACCATCCCCCAGCACGATCTGCATGTGGTGCTGCAAAAGGGCGTGGAGGCGGACCTGAAGGCGGCGGAGACTGCCGCTGGGAAGGCACTGCAGGATGCTCATGTGCAGGCTGCAAAGGTAGCCGCACAGGATGAGAAGCAGGCGCAACAGCTGATCGCGGAGGGGAAGCAGAAAGCGGACTTCATTCGTGAGAGTGCGAAAGCCCGTGCGGCGACACTGGACAAGGCAACTGAGGGTCAGCTCCAACGCGCAGAGCGGGTGTCGAAGCAAGCTGAGCCTGCGCTGAAGGAAGTCGGAACCCCACATGAGGTGTCGGATATTGGGAAGGCACTTCGGGAGAAGGTGAGCAAAGAGCAGCAACAGCTGATCCAGCAACGCGAGGTGGAGTTCAAGCAGCTGAAGCAGCAACGCGATATTGTGGTGCAGCAACGCGAAGCCGCTGGGCAGTTTGTGGATAGCGTGCCCGCGATGAAGGAGCTGAAGCTGGAGATTTCGCAGAAACTGCTGCTGACTCAGGGTGGGCGCAAAGCGGCAGAGGGGAAAGCGGCTGTGACGGAGCCTGGAGTGATGCGGGCATATCAGTCGATTTATGATGCTGTGGCAAATCGCAGGGTACAAAGCGGAGTGAATGCTGAGGGCAATCCGACCTTTGAGACCTTCAAAACTACCTTTGAGGCCCTCGATCATGTTCGCCGGAAGCTGGGGGATGCAGGCTGGGGCAAACCTTCAGAGGAAGGGTATGGGGCGCTGGGGCAAGGCATCGCTAAAGACATGTATGCGAAGATCAGTAAGATCCAAAAAGACTATGTCGGAGGGGATCTGCAGTCGAAACTCCAGGCAGTGTATGCTGAGGGGAGTGAGAAGCTGCAAAAGTTCGGCACTGCAAGCGGGAAGAAGATGACTGCAGTGGACAGATTTGACCCCGAGGTGTTTGCAAAAGACCCAGCAGGTGTTCCGAAGGCCTACTTCCAGTCGCAGCAGGGCGTGCGGGATTTGCTGGAGCTGACCGGGGATCCTAAGCTGGTGGCGGATGCGGCTGGGAGCTTCGCTGCGCGGAGTGTAGCTGGGATGAACGCGAAGCAGGTAAAGGCGTGGAGCAGAGAGAACAGTGACTGGCTGCGAGAAGTTCCTGGCAGAGCGCAACTGCCTAAGGGCCGCGAGGCGACCTCAGTGACAGTTCAGACGGACTACGGTTCTGGGCACCCGGACTATGCGGAGTTGGTCACCAAACCAGTACGGGCAGCTTTGAGGAGTGGAAATTATTCAACGGCACCGCTTAAAGACGGCGGCCAAGTGCGCCTCGTTCGTGGGGCTAATAGTGCTGGGGACGAAGGCAGCGTATATGCTTTTAACAGTGCTGGGGAGGAGATTGGCAGCGTGGCTTTCCCCCTGACGCGCAACGGTGAGCACCCTTCAGTTGAAGTGACTGCTGCTTACCGTCGTCGTGGGGTGGCCAGCGCCTTGTACGACGAGGCAGAAAGAATGGGTGGGAAGATCTCTGGCGTCGAGGACGCTGGGGCTGTGCGAACACAGGAGGGCAAGGCTTTTCGTGAAGGGCGAGCAGCGAAGAAACCACAATCTGGAACGTCGCAGTCAGCATTGCAGTCGAAACTTCAGGGGTATGCAGAGAAGCTTTCTTCCATCGAGCGCTACAGTGAAGATGCCGCAGGTCGTGTGGCCGCAGTGCAGAAAAGAAAGAACGGCATGCTGCAAGACGTGGGAGCGAAGACTGCGACCACAGAGCTTGAGGGCCTGAAGGCCGCAGCGGCGTTGCGAGAAGGTGCCCCAGTGAAACAAACAGCTGCGACGGAAGTTGGTGCGAAAGCGGCGCGGCTAGTTCGGCAGGAAGCTGAAGCAAAGGCAGCTGCAGTGCTCCCGAAGGGGGATTCACCCCCGGATACGGTGCGGAAGCTGCTGACAGGAAGCAGTTTGGATGGCCTGAAGCACACTGTGCGGTATATTGCAGGCAATCCGGGGGGGAAAAAGGTGCTGGAGGGGAGTGTGCGGAACCTGCTGGCACAAGAAAGCCCGAAGCAGATTGCGAAGCTGTGGAATGAGCGGCTTTACGAAGTTATCAAGGAGGGCGGGTTGATGGACAAGGGCGCGTTGGCGAAGCTGGACACCGATGTGCAGCGGGTGCTGCGTGCGGAGGTGCCGGAGACGGAGAAGCAGCGCTTGCTGCAGAAGATGTTTGCGGGGGCAGTGGCCACGACTGGGAATGTGGGTGTTGCTGCAGGTCGGATGATTGGGCAGGCGAAGGAGGATCGGGAGCGCTGAGCGGGTGGGATTGGGGTTTTTCGTGAGGATTACAAAATAGTAATCCCAATGGGAAACCCCTGGACTGCGGGTTTTTGCCGGGGGTTTGATGGGCGAAACCTGAGCACTTGACAAGGCGCGCGGTAGGCATACAATACCGCCAAGGGCGGCACCACCGGAGGTCAATACCCGGAGGGCGTCGGGCTTCGCGGGGGTGTGTGGGCGTGCTGTGCGCGGGTGGGCGGACGGGCTAGCGCGGCGCTGAACTTAAGAGGGTGTGTTTTCCATTGGGATTACAAAATAGTAATCCTCGGGAATAACTCCCGCTGTACCCCCCCACCAGTCCCGGACGTAGGCCGCTCCCCCCACTGCAGCGTCCAGCGCCCTTCCCCCTTCAGCGGTGCCTCCCGAGCGCGCCCGGCCTAGCGTGCGCCCTTAAGAGGACTACGAAGTTGGCAGTGGAGCGTGGGCAGCGCGGTCGCGGACTTGGTGGGCGGCCTAGCGGCCGGCTGAAGTATGCTGTACTGTACTGCGGGGGGTCCGCGTGGGCTTGGACCTTAATACGCGTGGCCAGCGTGGGCTTGGGGTTGTGGGACGGCGTCCCGCCGGGCTGCTGTCTATACTGTCCCCCCGCCCACCCACTATTGTAGGGGCATCGGGCGCAGTAGTGCCCCCAGTCTAGGCCCCTCCCATGCGCATCCTGCTCATCGATGCTTCCAGCAGCTTCTTGGACTACGCTCTGCGTTGTATCGCGGCGGGGCATGAAGTCCGGCTGTTCCAGGGCCCGCTGAAGGACGGCTCGAAGAGCCCTGTCGCAAAGGGCTTGGTGGAGTTGGTGGATGATTGGCGCCCGTCGATGAAGTGGGCGGACATCGTGCTGACCAGCGACAACGTGAAGTACATCCGGGAGCTGGATGCTTGGCGTGACAGGGGGTTTCCCCTATGGGCCCCCACAGCGGATGTCGTTGCATGGGAGCTTGAGCGGGGCACCGGCCAGCGGGTTCTTGAAGATCACGGCATCCAGTGCCTGCCTTCCACCACTTTCAGCAACTACGACCACGCCATTGAGCATCTGAGGGCGAATCCCCAGAAGCGGTATGTGTCGAAGCCGACAGGCGACGCGGACAAAGCCCTGAGCTATGTGTCGAAGGGCTCGCGCGACCTGATGTTCATGCTTGAACACTGGAAGCGCTCGCAGAAGAAGAAGGTTCCGTTTTTGTTCCAGGAGTTCACACCTGGGATCGAGATGGCTGTGGGCGGATGGGTGGGTCGCAATGGGTTTTTGGGGCACTTCCTCGAAAACTTCGAGTTCAAGAAGCTGATGCCTGGGGAAATCGGTGTCAATACGGGCGAAATGGGGACCTGCATGCGGTATTGCACCGCTGAAGAATCGAAGCTGGCCCGTGAAATCCTCCTGCCGCTTGAGGCTGAGCTGATCCGCCAGCGCTACACTGGGTTCATTGACGTCAGTGTGATTGTGGATGAGCGCGGGCAGCCTTGGCCATTGGAGTTCACCTCCCGCATGGGCTGGCCGCTGTTCCAAATCCAGCAGGTGCTGCACCGCGATCCTGTGCAGTGGATGGCGGATGCGCTTGAGGGACGCGATACGTTTGACCCCTTCCCTGACGTTGCGCTGGGGATTGTCGTGGCAATGCCTGACTTTCCTTACAGCCACCTCACGCGGAAGGAATGCCGTGGGTTCCCGCTGTGGGGCGTGACGGAGAAGAACCGTTACTGGCTGCACCCATGTGAAATGCAGGCTGGCACCGCGCCGGAACTTGTAGGCGGGAAGCTGGTCGAGCGGCCGATGCTGGTCACTGCAGGGGACTATGTCTGTGTTGTGACAGGCGCTGAGCCTACGATCAGCGAGGCAAAAGACTCCGCGTATGCTCATCTGAAGGAGTTTGAACTCCCCAACAGCCCGATTTATCGGAATGACATCGGCTGTAGGCTGGAGGCGCAGCTTCCTGAGCTGCAGGAAATGGGCTACGCTACGGCCTGGGAATGGTAATCCATTGGGATTACTAATTAGTAATCCTCACGAATAACCCAAAAACCTCTTATGGCAGCCAACCTCCCCCCAGTCCCTCCCCGCATCGGAGAAAACTTCGATGGCGGAGTGCTGGAGCGTTGGCTGAAAGCGCTCCGAAACCGCGTGTCTGAGTCTTTGGTGGGGTTCGCTGTACAAACTGCTAACGGCTTTGCCGGAAGCATTGCGAACCCCACCGCCACTTCCACCCAGCTCACGCTGTCCGTCAGCGTTAGTGGTATGCTGAAAGGGCAGTCTGGAGCGTTGGCCTCCGCCGTGCGTGGCACTGACTACCTCCCCCCAATGGCTTGGCAGCAGCAACTCTTCACCGGCACTCAGTCCGCTGCTGCAAACACAGTCACGCTTGTCCCCTTCGACACCATCGGCACCAGCGTGACTGTCCCTGTGTCCGGTGTGTACAACATCCAGTTCAGTGCCCAGGCAGCAAATTCCTCTGCCGCTGACGACAACATCACCCTTTGGGTCAGGGTCAACGGTGTGGACCTGCCCAACAGCGCAGGCATTGTCTCCGTCCCTGCAAAACACGGCAGTATCGACGGGGCCGCCTTGTTCTCCTGGAACCTTTTCCGTACAATGACCGCAGGTGATACTCTGTCCCTGGCGTGGACGACGGACAACGGCTCCAGCCGCTTACTCACCTACCCCGCCGGAACATCCCCTGCACACCCAGCCAGTCCCGCTGTCATCTTCACCCTCAACCAAATCGCAGTCTAACCATCATGGGCATCGCGGACTATTTCAAACGGGGGGAGTGGAATTTCCACTGCGACCTGTGTGGGCGGAAGCGGAAGTCCGGCGATGGCGTGAAGACTTGGAATGGTCTGTGGGCCTGCCGTGAGCACAAAGAGCAGCGGAATCCGCAAGACTTTGTCCGTGGGGTGAAGGACGATCAGAGTGTGCCCTGGAGCAGGCCTGAAGCAGCGGATCAGTTTGTGCCGAACATTTGTCTTTTGCAGGGTGTCAATGCCATTCCTGGCTACGCGGTCCCTGATTGCTGCATTCCCGATTATATCAACCTGGCTTTTCTTACCTAAACCCTTCTAACAGTCAGTCCTATGCCACGCACCATCTTCCAGCCACTTGACCCCGCCACCCCCATCACAGCTGCCTGGCTCAATGCCACAGACAAGGCGGTTGTGGAGGATCTTCCACTGTCTGTCTCCCAGGCAGCCCAGGCCATCCGCACAGACCTTGCCAGTACGTCGGATGCCGTAAAGGGCTCTGGGATGGTTGCCTTTGCTGTCGCTACTGCCTATGCGGCTGGCAGCGTCGGAGAGTACCTGAAGCGTCAAGTTACAGAGGCTAGAATTAACTGGACCGGGAGTGTCGGTGAATCTCGTGTTGTTGTTACGTCAGCTGCCTACGGGGCAGTGGGGGATGGAACTGGAAATCAACAGCCAGCACTGCAAGCCGCCATTGTGGCAGCTGAAACCATTGCGGCTTCTAAAGGTGGGTGCGATGTGGTCTTCCCCGCCGGGGCTTATCGTATCACTTCCGGACTGCGCGTGAAGCGTGGAAAAATCAATTTGATTTTTCAGGGTGGAGCGCAACTTGTTCCAGTCGGTAACTTCGATACCCTGCGCTTTGAGCATGACACAGCTGCTACCTTCATCTACAAGAACCATCTTGTCGATTACGTGGCCGATGAAACTGGTAAGACAGGGGGGCGTGCGCTTGTGGGACGCTACCTTGCAGAATCAGACTTCAAGTTGTCCGTAGCTGGTGGCTATGATGGTGTGCTGCTGGAAGCCTTCAACACGGTTGACTTTTGGGGCCGCATCACTGGGCTCACCTCTGCAACAGCCATCCACGCTCTGGTGCAGGGTGGGGGGGCAGTAGCTCGCTCAGATGTCTTGCGCATCGGCTGTCTTGTCATGGGGGGCACCTATGTGCTCGGACAACAAGGCTTTGTGCTCGACGGATTTGTGCACACAGTGGCAGCTCAGTCTGTGTATGCTGTGAACGTCGGCGGCAAGGGGGTATGGGCACGCAATACCATTGGTGCTGCCGACAATCCCACATTCCTGAATTTTGCGGATTGCGAGGCCGATTACTGTTTGGAGGCTATTCGCCTCGACACGGGGCAGATTGCCGAGTTCCAAGGTGCGATTGTCAACGGCTCTCGCAACTCTTCCAACATCTACGTCGGAGCTGGCTGGTCCGATGCCCGCTTCGTCGGGGGTCGCAGTACAGGAGCTTCGCAGGCAGGTATTGCCTTTGCGGGCACTGATGGCTATTTGGCTGGCATGAAAGTGATGTCCAACTCAAACAATCAATTTACTGGCGTACTCGGCGCATACCCAGGAATCATTGTCGGGGCTTCTTCCGTCGGCACTCGTGTTTTGGGGTGTCGCAGTGGTGATGCCACGTCTTCTGCTTACCAGAGCTATGGCCTTCAAATTGACACCGGGGCAACAGGCTTCATCGTCAAGGACAATGATGTTCGGAATAACGTCTCGGCAGGCGTAAATAACGGGGCCGGAACTTCTGCCACGAAAATCGTGGCCGACAACATCGCTTGATCTGTCTAAAGGGGGCAGGGACAATGGAAGACAAAGTATTGCATGTGTCAGGAGCCGCCAGTGCGCTGTTCAAATCAGCCCCGCCCTTAATTGTGTCGGGGCTTGGCTTTATGGGTGTGCCACTGCAGGAATGGCTGTACGCAGTGTCACTGGTGTGGATTCTCTGGCAATTGGGCTGGAGCATCTGGGATAGGTTTGGCAAGCCCAAGCCGCAGACACAGACACAGACACAGACACAGACACAGACGCGGAAGCGAGGAACGCGATGACAGAACTTCATGAAATGAGCACCCGGCAATTGCTGGGCGACGAAGGCAAACGCAGCTGCGTGTACAACGACAGCCTGGGCTTTGCGACGATCGGCGTTGGCAGGCTGGTGGACAAGCGGAAGCCAGGAGCGGGGCTGCGGGACGTGGAGATTGTCTTCATGCTGCAGAACGACGTGAACGACAGGGTGGACGCGCTGCAGAAGGCCTTCCAATGGTTCGCTGAGCTGAACACCGCGCGTCAAGGCGTGTTGGTGAACATGAGCTTTCAGCTGGGCATGGAAGGCCTGATGGGGTTCAAGAACACCCTGCGCATGATTGCCAGCAAGGACTTCGAGGGGGCTGCGACGGGCCTGATGAAGAGTGTCTGGGCGACGCAAACCCCGCAACGCGCGCAGAGACTGGCCCAGCAGATGCTGACCGGGGAATGGGTCTTTGAGGCAGGAGTTTGACCATGGCGGATCTTACTGGATTGGGCAGCATTGCCGACTTGGCTGGGACAGTCATCAACAAGATCTGGCCTGACAAAACCGAGCAGGAGAAGCAGCAGTTGGCCCTTGTGGTGCAGATGGTACAAGGGCAACTGGATGCAAACAAGGTCGAGGCCGCTAGCCCGAGCGTGTTTGTCAGTGGCTGGAGGCCGTTTGTCGGCTGGGTGTGTGGGAGCGGGTTGGCAGTGAACTTCCTCATCGCACCGCTTGCGGAGTGGGCTTGCAACTTGCTGGGGCATCCGGCGAAATTCCCTCACCTGGACTTGTCGGAGCTGATGCCACTGCTGTTGGGGATGCTCGGGATGGGCACGCTGCGGACGTATGAGAAGGTGACGGGCGTGGCCAATCGGTGACCGAGGTACGCAGCGTGTGAGACACGCAAAAAATAACCCCCAAGGATTACAAAATAGTAATCCTTGGGGGTTTCGTGCTTTAGGGGCTCAGTATGTGAGCCCCGTGGCGGTGGTTTAGGC